CTCTGGTCTAGTTACCAAAGGCTTTAATTATGCGAGGCAGATAGTACCTATCACGGTACAGCAAGGACTGCCTCTACATCTAACCTGCGACTTCAACAAAGACCCTATGGCATGGTATGTATGCCAGAAGGATGCAGACAACGTATACTTCTTAGATGAAATATGCTTAGAGCATACAGACACAGAACATACGATATTAGAGTTTATGAGAAGGTACCCAGCGGTAGGGTACCCTTTTGTTATTGTAAACGGTGATGCCAGCGGAGCATGGGGCACAACTTCAAGCACAAACGGCAGTGACTTTACAATAATGCTTAACCACTTAAAGAGAAATGGTTATAAAGTTTCACCGTATCCTCACATACCACCTAGGAACCCAGAGATTAGTGACCGTATCAACGCATGGAACGCTATGATACGAAACGCTAACGATGAACACAGGATTTTCTTTAATGGGTACTATGACAAGTCTGGTGATTTAGTTTCTACATGCCCTAGACTCATCCATGCAATGGAGAATTTAAAGTTCCATCCTGGTACAGGGGATATACTTCTACCTACAAAATCAGAGTTACGAAGAGATAGAAACATGAAGTTTGATGAGCACGTATTTGATGCGGCTTCTTACTTAGTATGGTACTACTTCAAGATAACAAGAGATGTCACAGTAAGACGACAACCACGTAGCAACTTCGTAGACTCTAGGTTCAACATGATAGGAGAGATATAATGCAACTTAGCCAAGAGAAAATAAACTTAGAGTTGAAGTTAAGTGAACAGCAAGAACGATACCTCGTATCTTATGTGCATAACAACTTTGCTGAATGGGACAGGAACAGAATATCCCAGAGAGAGCAGTATGAAAAGATCAAACAAGCCTTATTCGCTGACGTGACGGATGTCAACAAAAGCAACTCAGAACTCATACTACTCCCACAGGTCTATGAACAATACCATACAATCTTTTCTAATATATGGAAGTCCAACTTCGCCAACTACGATATGATGTTTAACGTACAAGGTAACGATGAAGAAAGCCAAAGACAAGCGGCTCTTCAGAAGGCTTCTCTTAAAGCATCCTTTAACAATATGAAACTAAGTTCAGAACTACATGATGCACTTGCATACTTCTTAACTACTGGAGAGTTCACCCTATTCTCTGGATGGGAAACAAAGACTCAACAGATTAGAAGGAAGGAAACAGTAGATGAGCCGATTACAGACCCACTATCGGGTTTTAACTTGGGTACATACCCAGTTGAGAAAGCAGTTGTCAAGCCAAAAGTCGTTTACGATGGACCAAAAGTTACTGCTGTTGACCCGCTGTCACTTGTATTTGACAAGAGTAAGATGTATAACTGGGATAGTTGCCCTAAGATTTATCGTAGCTTGGCTACGGTTACGACTATCGTTGAGAATATCACTTACAAAGAACAGCTTACTTCGCAGATGGAAACTGAATTATACGCTATGGCAAAGGCATCGTCGGATGAAAACAATACAATCCCAGGTGGAACACCAGATATAAACGGGGTTGAAGGCGATCAGATAGAACTACTGGAGTGTTGGGGGGATATAACCCTACAAGACGGTACAGTTCTAAAGAACTATGTTGTAGTTGTAGCGGCTAGGAAGTATCTACTTAGATGTGAACCTAACCCTTACTTGAACAATCCATTTAGTATGCACAGGTTTATGCCTCACCCAGACACCCAACGTGGTCGTTCCATGTTACTTGTAGCTATACCGTTGAACCAAGTAGCTTCACAGATACTTAATTCACAGGTAAGAGCTCTTAAACTGATTATAAACCCACCTTATATAGCTCCTATGGGTATGTTCACGCAGAACAAACTTGACTTGTATCCAGGTAAAGTCATTGAATACAACGATATGTTCGCTGATAAGTACCCACAACCAGTCCAATTTAAAGATGCCCTAGTAGGTTTCGACTTCTTACAGCTCCTAGAAACAAAGATAGAAGGTGCTACTGGTGGATTTAAATACATGGTTGGTTCTCAAGACAACAGGACAAGAACTGCTACGGAAACTTCGGCTCTTGTTACAGGACAAAACACAAGGCTGTCAACTACTATCACTTTCATTAACTCTGATTGTATTATACCTATGTTGGGTAATGTCGCTTCGCTAGAGGCTAACTTCAACTTCGATGATAAGAAGGTTAAGGTATCCTCTAAACAAGGTACACCAGAGTTCTCTAATATAGGTGCAGATGTTAAACAAGCAGACTACACTTACGTATATGGCGATAGCCAAACGGTTGTAGAGATGGAAGCTAAGGTCAAGAAACTAGCAGATGTAATAGCTCCGTTCGCTGACAGAGTTCCTATTGACTGGACAGAGTTCCTACTTATGATACTTCAAAAACTCAACATAGAGGATGCAGAGAGATTTATACAAGCTGACCCACTAGATGAGATGATGAAAGGTGTACCACCAGAAGGCAGAGTCAAGGTCAAACAACAAATAGCTCAGTTCTTGCAAGACCCTAAATCAATCCAAGGACTTATTGGAGGTGGCAACGATGACCCAGAAGCTATACAGGCTGACAAAGACTCATTAGCCGCATTCGCAATCGGTAAGGCTTCTCTACCAGATGACATCAAAATGGAAGAACTCCAACGCTTAGGTCTAGGTAGAAGTTTGCTTGACATGATGTTGCAACAAGCACAAGGAGGTCAAAGTGCACAACAACAACCAGGAGTGGCTGGACCAGATGTTTCAACTAATTCAAATGCCAGCTTTCCAGGAGCTCCACCGCCGTCAATCAATGGCTGATTTCAACAAGATAAAGGCTGAGGATGACGAGAAAAAGATAGTTGCTCTACATAACAGGATTGCAGGTAGACAGGAACTATTTGATTACGTACAAAACATGGCTAATGCCGCTGTTGCAAGGAGGAAAGATAATGACAACATGGCTGATAGTATGTGAAGGACCTTCTCATAAAGGCTACGAACAATTAACACGTAAGCTGATTGAGAAGTATAAGGAAACTTCAATAGGTGTCAACTATGCAGGTCTTTTACCAGTCAGACATTGGATGTTCTTAGACAGCGATATGTGGAGGTGCATTTCAGATGAATTAAGACCAGACCAGAAGGTTATATGTAATAGAGGTGTTGCCCAGCATCCACGCAGGGGTAAAATAAAAGTCTTTAAGACAGTATCTACTTGCTTGGAATGTTCGGGTAATGCCGCTATTAAGTACGCAATAGACCAAGGTGCAACAGATATTATAACCATAGGGCATGACCTTACAAAGGAATGGACACACTACAACGATAGACCTGGTAAAATACAACACGATTTATACATTACAACCGTAGTAAATGTACTACGCAGATTACAGAAGGAAGCACGTATATATAGTTTAAATCCCGACAACCCTTTAGGGCTCCCATGTTGGGATGAAAAAGGAGATTAACACTTATGTCAGAAGATTTTAACTACGTACCAGCAACCGCCTCACAAGTAGACAGCAACGATAGTTCTTCTCAAATCCCCGAAGAGTCTTACATGAAGTATGCACAAGGTTATGACTCAGATGGGTACTTGATTGAGTCGCCAGAGAACGTCGAAGAAGCTGATGACTCTATTGATGAGTCGATTGGAACCGTAGAAACACCAGTCAAAGAAGACTCCGCAACGGAACAATCTTCTTTTGAAATTGACGGTGTAGACCTAAACTTTGTGCCAGAGAACCTTAGGAGAGATACACTAGCTGATACCTTGAAAGCCGTTGAAGATAGCAGAAAATCTGCTGAAACTTTGATGACTAGACAGGCTCAAGATGCCTCAGACCTAAGGAAGCTAATACAGGCAGAAGGTTTTAGGGACTCGCATACGATGCAGATGGCTAAAAACGTCAAAGCCATTGACCAGACATACGAACAGAAGCTAACAGAAGCGGAATATTACTACTCTAGGCTTATAGAAACTGGAGATAAAACAACCGCAGAAGCAAACTTCTTGTATGGACAGTACGCATCCGAGCTAGCAAAGCAAAGAGAAACTCTCGTCCAAAAAGAACATACGAATACAAACTCAGCTATCATAGATAAGTTTGTATCTACGAACCAAAGTTTTGTAGAGAACCCAATCTTATCCAAAGCGGCTGAGGTGTTTTTCAAAGATATTCTTGCAGATGGGGACTTAATTGACGAACAAAGAACAGCAGAGTATGTAAAAGTCGGTCAATCAATCTGGGACGAAGCATACAAGGCTGGAATAGCAGCTGCAAAAGGTGCACAGGCAACTGTGACACAACAAACAACTGCTAAACAAAAAATGGCGACTCAAGTAACTAACAAGGGTGGTACTAGGAAGGCTCCTAGTAATATGCCTTGGAGTTCGGCAAGTGAGGTACCGCAGAACGTATGGAATACGAGAGCGGACGTTAGACGACATTTTGGATGTTAGCAACCGTTTAAACTAAAAGGAGAGAAATGCCATGGGAACACAGCACCCAACCAGAGTTACGGGGTCACAATTTAGTGCCTCTAACCAGTACACTAACTTAGTTCCAGAAGCGTGGAACAAAGAGTTGCTCAGATACTTTGACCAAAACCACGTATACAGAGAGTGCGTCAACACCGAGTATGAAGGTCAAATCAAAGGGAAAGGCGACACCATCCACATTAGAAAGCTAGGCAGGTTAGCTGTCAGCGACTATTCCAGAAACGATACAATCGACTACCAAGATATGACTTCAACCAAAATCACAATCAGCATTGACCAACAAAAAATGTGGGCAATCAAGATTGATGACCTTGACGTTGAAGACATGGACATAGCCATCATGCCAGCTTATGCTAGAGATGGGGGCTTCCAGATAGCCGACGTTATCGACTTGTATGTTAAAGACCTTATGATTGATGGTGCTGATGCCGGCAATTTGCTTGGCTCTATCCTTGCACCAGTAGGCTTAACTCAAGACAATATCTACCAAAAGCTAACTCAGTTCTACGAAAAGTTCGTAACCAAAAGAGTTATCAAAGGTGGAGAAAGCCCATTCCTAGTGTTATCTCCAGAAGCAGTCACTTTGATGAAGAACGCCCCAGAGTTCATCTTGAAGTCCACTGCACCTGCTGATAAAATCATCAGAAGCGGCGACACAATCGCTAACTTCGCTGGTTTCGACATCAAAATCTCAACTAACCTAACTAAAAACACAGCAGGGGCATTTGAGTTCTTGGCAGGAACCAAACTAGGATGTACTTTTGGCATGAAGGTAAACAAAATCCAAAAGATAGATGTACTACATAACTACTATGCTTCTGCCATCAGAGCATTGTACTACTATGGCGGTCAAGTTATATACCCAGAATGCTTAGGTGTTATGACTGCGACTTGTACATTAGCTACATAGATTTCCGACAAGGATATTACTAAGGTGGGGGGACGTAAAACCTCCCTTCACCTATTTTTTTAGGAGAAAGACATGGCTAAGAACTATTTTGACCTGGTTAAAGACTGCTGTATATTGCTGAACCTAGATGAGCCAGCGGCTTTTAGTGCATTGTCTGACCCAGAATATCAAAAGATAACCTTCGGGTTAAATTCAATCAACAGACACATAACCCTAATGGAGCAAGAACGATGGACTTTTCGAGAACGGAGTACGACCTTTTCCTTAATTGGTGGAGAAATAGAATACGACAAGCCAGATGGCGACATCCTTTTAATCAAACTGCCTACGCAGACAACCCCACTTGTACCAGAGTATAGGTACGATTGGCTCCCTCAGAATATAACAGGTACTCCCAATAGATATAGCATCTATGGGGATAAGATACTTTTATACCCTACACCAAGTACGGCTATGGCTGGTACAGTAGCTACTGTAAGATACGTAACGCATTACACAGCTAAGAGTGCCGCTGGTGTTGATAAAGAGAATATGGAACTTGAAACAGACGAGCCTATGATGCCTAATCAATACAGGGACGTACTAACATACGGAGCTTGTAGAGATTGGAAGGGTATGCCAGACAGAAGCAAATACCAACACTTCAACGACAGGTACAATAAGACCTTGAAGGTAATGAGAGCTAACCTTAAACGCTCAGTTCAATTTGAAGTTTATAAAGATATAGGTCAAAGAGATGGCTACGGTGTCGGGGACATTGCTGGTGAATACTTTGAACCTTGGATGTGAGGACTAAATGCCAAACAAAGGTTTCTACAACTTAACAGGCGGTACAAACCTGGTGGCATCCGCTTTAAATATGAACTCATCAGAAAATAAAACCGACTGGGCTGATAGTGAGAACATGGAATTCTTCGGTCAAGGCGGTATAGCTAAGATGAACGGTAACGAAAAGTTCATCGAGATAGAGGACGCTAAGATTTTAGGCATAACCTCATACAAGAAAGGACCAGATGATTATTTGGTTTTTGTTTACGGGGATGCAACAGAAGGTCATTTATGTATAGCAGACGTGGTTAGCAAGACTTACACGGTCGTAAAATCTGGATTAGATAAGAACGCACGTTGTAACTTTCAGAGCCACTTAAATGGGGTTGTGGTAGCCAATGGTGTAGATGACCCCTTCATGTATATCAAGGATGGGACTCCATCAATTATCAATACCAACATAAGATACCAGCGTGGTGTTTCTGGTGTTGCAATGGCTAGCTTCAAAGGTAGACTATTCATGTCAGTTCCCGACAAAGGGACTATCTACTACTCAGCCTTAGGAGAGGTAGACAACTGGATTAGAGAAAGCGATGCAGGATATGTAGAGAACTTCCACGGTTCTACTGCACCTATAACAGCAATGGCACCTTATGGAGAAGGGTTAGCAATATACAGGGACAACCAAGTATACATGCTATCAGGTTCTGGTCCATCAGACTTTGTTATTGAACCGTTCGCAGATAAGGGTAGCTTATCATGCTATGGTATCGCAAACTACGATAACAAACAACTGTTTTATAGCCACGGTATATTTGCCCTAGAGTTCAGCTCACTACACCAAGTGCAGATGTCAAGAGAGTTCAGTCTAAAGATTAACCCTGCTTTTAAGACGTTAGATGCTGACAGGATAAACGAAACAACAGCTGTACTCTACCAGAAGAACAGACAGGTATGGTTCTACTTCCCAGAGGAAGGTGAAACTGACTTATCAATATGCTGGGTTATGGACAGGAAAGACTTAAAGAACATTGCCTGGTATAAGAGAAGGGCTACACCTATAACCTGTGCCACAGTCTATAAAGATAACATATATACAGGGACTTCTGATGGTAGGATACTCATAGAAGATACTGGTGACACACTAGACGGAGAAGTCTTTGAAGGTTACTGGTACTCACCTTGGTTTATGTTCAATGACTCAAGACTTAAATCCGTAGAAACAGGCTTAGATATACTTTTTGACGGTAGTAAAACAGGAAATACGGAATTAAGGCTCAGATATAACACCGTAGAAACTAAAGTAAGAAGGAAACAAATCAATACCACCTCTGGGCAGTTAATGGTTTGGGGTAAAGACCCATGGGGCTCACGTAAGTGGAAAGATAACAGGTCTTTAATCAAGCGTGTCAACGTGCCTGGGGTATTCACAAGTATACAAATAGGCTTCTACTCTGCTACTCAGTTTGCTATCAATGGGTTTGCGTTCTTTGATATAATGCTAGAGGAGTAAAACATGGATTTTCAACTAGGAAAATACTTTATACAAGCAGTATCCCCGATAGACTTCGTAGTAAATGCAAGACTCTTACCTATCTTCAATCAATACAAAGACGTTATAACAGACGACTACTGGACTAAGAACCAAGCAGAGAGTGACAATGCCTTTAGAGGAATGATAGCTATGTATGCTCCATTCTTTTGGGCTTGCTACGATGACGAAGGGAACTGTATAGGGTTCATCTACCTGAATGATTGGCGGAACGGAAGACACTCATGTGCTATTCACATAGTGATAGATGAGGCTTACAGGGGACACGTTGTAATATCAAGTATCAAACGCTTCTTGAACATGGTGTTCAACTATTTAGGAGTTAGAAGGGTAGAGGGTTGTTCCCCTATCTATAACAAAAAATGTATAGCCTTTATGAAAATCTCTGGTCTTAAAGAGGAGGGAGTAAACAAGGGGGCTAGCTTAAAGAATGGGAAACCATTAGATTA